CACTTACTGCTGAACATAAAATGAATCTAAGCATCGCAAAGAAACAATACTATGCTACTCAATGTAGCCTAAATATAACTAACATATTGGAGACTCAACTATGAGCGAGCAAACATTATCACAAGCATACACGAACGCAGTGAGTGCTAATTATCTTTACACCAGACACAAAGACACTTGGCAATTTTTGCTAGATTCGTGGACAGGTGGCGATGACTATCGTCAGGGACAATACCTACAACGATATAACTTGGAAAGTGACAAAGAGTATCAACTACGATTAAAGAATACTCCCTTGGACAATCAGTGTCGCAGTTTAATTTCACTGTATATGAGTTTCTTGTTTAGAGAAGATGCTGAAAGAGAATTTGGCAGTTTACAAAATGATGTCACAGTAGAAGATATGCTAGAAGACGCTGACTTAGATGGCAGAAGTATGAACGCATTTATGAAAGATGTGGCAACATTTGCCAGTGTGCTAGGACATTGTTGGGTGTGTGTGGCAAAGCCCAAGACAACAGCAGTTACCAGAGCAGATGAACAAGCATTAGGTGTTCGTCCTTATCTTAGTTTACACAGCCCACTGACTGTCACTGACTGGACTTGGGAGCAACAACCCAATGGTGGTTATCAACTTAGTTACATCAAGTTAGTAGAAGAAATCAATGACACATTCAGCAAAGTTGTTGAGTGGACAGCAGAAACTATTACAACTACAACTATCAATGTAACAAAGAAGGTAGCACACGAAGTTATAGTAGATATCAACGAACTAGGCAGACTGCCTTTTGTCTGCGTCTACGCTGAAAGAAGTTTGGTGCGTGGATTAGGTAATAGTTTAATCACTGACATAGCAGAACAACAGCGTATGATTTACAATGAACTTGCTGAAGTCTACGATTCAATCAGGTTAGATACTCATCCAAGTTTAGTTGCTACCAGTGAGACTAATGTTCAAGGTGCGTCAGCAGGGCAGGTTATCACTATGCCTGAAAACTTGGACAGCAATTTGAAACCTTATGTTCTTCAGTTCAATGGTGGACAGATTGATAAAATCTACGCAAGTATCAGTGCTAGAAAACAAATGATTGACACAATGGGCAATGTTGGTGCTGTTAGAAGCACACAGAGTAACAATATGAGTGGCATAGCAATTGAGACTGAGTTTCAGTTATTGAACGCTAGACTAAGTAGCATTGCTGACAATTTGGAATTAGGTGAAGAACAGATATGGCAAGAAGTTGCTACTTACTTGAACACAACTTGGGATGGTGAAATTGATTATCCTAGTAACTTTGCGTTAAAGAACGCTGACAATCAACTACAACAATTAACAACTGCTTTAAGTGCTGTTCAAAACACAGAATATAAAACTTGGATAGAAGCAGAGATAATGAAAACAATTGATGTTGAAAGTCCTGAACACGAACTAGTTGAAACACAGGCTGAGTTACAGGCATTGCCACCTGCTGAAGAAACACTAGACGAAGAACAATAATTTATTATAAATATATATACGACAAGATTACTTGTCAACTACTCATTATAGAGGCGATGCGACGATGACAGACAATTCATTGGCTAACACAGAAGTTACTGATACTGCTGAACAAACAAATAATCAGGCTGAAGAAACTACAAAGACTTACACACAACGAGAAGTTGATGATTTACTAGCGAGAACTAAAGGTAGTATTACCAAAAAGATTAGCAGTAAGTATGAAGACTTGGGTGATGCTGACGAACTACGAGCAATCGTAGAACAACACAGAAAGCAACAACAAGACACACAACTTAAAAAGGGTGAGTTTGAAAAAGTTTTACAAGAACTAGCGTCTAAGAAAGACGCTGAGATTAGTAAGCGTGACAGAGTTATTGAAGAATTCAAAATCAATAGTCCAATATTGGATAGTGCTAGCAGACATCGTGCTGTAGCACCTGAGCAAGTTCAAGCATTGTTGAGAAGCAATGTTAGACTTAATGAATTTGGAGAACCTGAAGTAACAGATAAAGAAGGCAAAGTTAGGTATGCTGACAATGGCAAACCACTATCAGTAGATTCTTATGTCAGTGAATTTTTGACAAAGAACCCACATTTTATCAGTGCTAGTCCTTCTACAACTGCTACTAAAAGTAGTTTGACTAACAGAACTCAAACAGTTGATATCTCTACACTTGATATGAACAACGCTGAACATCGTGCTATCTATAAAGAATATAGACGCACACAAGGTATAAAATAATTTACAAGGAGTCTTAAATGGCTAATACAACTTCCTCAACGCTTTTAACAACATTGATACCCGCAATTGTTGCTGAAGCACTTTTCGTAGCACAAGAACGCAGTTTAATGCGTGGCTTGGTGCGTAACTATACTCTACCAGCAGGTAGTGGTAAAAAAATCACAGTTCCAATTTATCCTGCTCAAGTAGCAAATAATGTTGCTGAGAACACAGACTTACTACCAGAAGCAATCACAACTTTGGGTGCTGACTTAGTAGTTGGTGAAGTAGGTTTGATGACTACTGTAACTGACTTGGCTAGAACTGTAAGTTCAGCAAATGTTATCAGTGATGTTGGTAACTTGTTTGGAACAGCAATTGCTACCAAAATGGACAGAGACTTAACTGGTTTGTTCAGCAGTTTCACTGCTACTGTTGGTGACTTGACTACTAATGGTGGTGTAACACCTGACTTAATTGCTAAAGCGATTATGAAGTTGCGTGGACAAGGTATCCCAATGACAGATGTTGCTGTTGTTCTAAACCCTGATGTCGCATATGATTTCATTAAGACATTGACAAACACATTTACTAACCCTACCAATGGCGTTTTACAAAATGAAGCAATGCTAACTGGTATGGTTGGACGCTTTATGGGTGTTCCAATTTATGTTACAAGCAATGTGTTGAATAATGGCACAGCAGGTGACTATGTTGGTGCTGTTTTCCACAGAGACGCACTAGGTATGGCAATGTTACAAGACATCAAACTAGAAGCACAGCGTGACGCAAGTCTTCGTGCTGACGAGTTAGTCGCTACAGCAGTATATGGCAAAGGCATTTTATACAATGCTTATGGTGTAGGTATCTTAGGCGATACTTCATTGTAATTGAAAGGATAACTAGCAGATGGCATTTTATTATATCAACCAAACTTTCCAAAGTTTTGCTGTTTACGCAGATGTTACTGCTAGGGACACTAGATTCTTTGAAGCAAATGAAGGTATGACTGAGCAAGTGGTAAATCCATTGCTTGCTCAGTCTAGTCAGCGTATTTTATCGCAGATAAAGAACACTGATTGGTGGAAAAATTATCAGTTTGACAGAAATGTTAATCTTAAACACGATTTGAGATTGATACCAGATGTTCAACCTGACAATATTAAAGGCAAAGAACAAGAATTCAAAGACTTAAACATTTTTTTATGTTTGGCTGAATATCTACTACCAAAAGTAGCAGACTTTGGCAACCCTGAAAGTGCTGAAGTTGCGAAAATGAAGTTCTATGTTGACGCTTACAATAACTTATTCAACTTAGTTATTCAAAGTGGTGACTGGTATGACTTTAATAGTGGTGGCACAATATCCACTGATGAAAAATCACCTACATACACTAACAGAGTGAGAACAAGATGAGACAAGCATTACTAAATTATTTGACACCTGCCTTAACAGGCACTATCAAAACTAGTAATGAACTACCCTTTGAACAAGGTGGTAGTGCTTTATACATCAAAAATATGCGTAAAGTATATTTGGATGAACCAGAAGTAGAACAGACGCAACTCTTAACTACTTTTGATGAAGATGTCAATCAAAATATCACCACTGTGCGTGGATACCTAGCAGTTGACGCAAAGAACAGAAACATTGATTTAGACTCAGCCTTGTTAACTCTTGCTTTGGCAAGAATTCAAGCAGATATCTCAAGTTCTTTTAGAAAAGAATTTGACTATACCACAACTATAGATGATGACAAAATCATTTATGAGTTTGAGTATAGATTTTATACATTAGCATAAGGAAAAAGCAAAATGGCTTCATATATTAACGCTACATCAGCGAAAAATCGTGTAAAGTTATTGATTGTAAAGAAATCAGCGATTGCGGCATTTGCCACAACAGGCAAACCTGTTCAAGCAGACTTCTATACAGCAACTAACAACACAACAGGTGAGATTACAACAAAAGTAAACAAGCCTGTAGAACTAAGTGGATTACAAGATGTAACCATTAACAACTCCAATGGTAGTTTTCGTTGGAAGCAGTTGGACTTATCAGGCGAGTCAGTTATCACAACAAACGCTACAAACAGTTTGAGTGGTAATTTCGTTTTGGATACCACAGATTTCTGGGGAACAACTACTGCGACATTTACCACAGATGCTGGAACAGCAACTGGCGATGGTATCTTCAAAATGTCTAACGACAGAACTGAAGTTGCTTTCTTAATTGCCCCAAGTGGTGCGATTGATGGTGAAACAGTAATTATGGGAACAGGATTCATTTCTGCCCTAGCACCTACAGTTTCAGCAGATAGTCCAGTTTGGGTAAGCCCAATTACCATTGAAGTTAATGGTGACTACGAGAGAGCACTTGTTGAAGCAGGTGTCTAATCTTTAACCAAGATTAACATTAAACCTGCTTTGGCAGGTTTTTTGTTGTGTATCATTGACAAAACAAACAAAATAATCTGTGATTTGTCTGTTAATTATGTAACGAAACTCTCTTATATATATAAGAGTAATTCGTGACATTTTTACCTATACACATACCAACAAACAAAGTATAAATACATACAACACAAGGAGGTGTTATGATGATTTTTGATAAGTTAAGTGACAAAGACATTTTGCTGAGTATGATTGCTGAGACAGCAAAGTCATTGGCAGAAGTCAAATGTTTACGCAAAGATGCTGAACAAGTAGAAGCAAGATTACGATTTAATCTAAGTGCCCTACACTATATGAATGATAAGACTGGAGATTTGGAATGGGAATGAAACTAACACAACTGGCTAGCAAGCCACAACTAATTAAAATAACTTTAGAAACTTTTGAATTAAAAGAAAAGTATGGTGATGAACTAGAGTTTTGGATTATGGACAGACAACCTATTGAACAGTTCATCAAAATGGCAACATTGGGTGCTGACAATTATGGTGAAATGATTAGAATGGTAAATGGATTGGTGCTTGATGAAACTGGCGCACCTGCTATGAAAGAAGGCGAAGCATTGCCCAATGATGTAATGTTAGCAGTGATTGGAGCAGTAGTAGAACGCTTGGGAAAGTAACAAACGAAAAACTTGGTGAAAAGAGTGTAGAACTTAGTATGGTAATGTTGATTGACACAGTAGCAGAACGATATGGATTATTACCCAGTGAGGTAATGAGTCGTGCTAATACTTTTGATGTCTTCATTGCTGATACTGCCATAGGTTATAGAAACCTAGTTCAAGAACGAGCAATGAATGGTGGCAAAGATGTTATACCAGAATTGACTGAACAAGAATTATTGGATATAAAGAATGGCAAAAGTTAACCTAGCAAGTTTTAATAAACAAATGACAAATCTAAAGCGTAATGCCCAAGATTTGTCAAAGGGTGCTTATGAAGTTTTCGTAGATAACACACCTGAGAACACTGGCAATGCTAAACGCAAGACAAGATTACAGGGTGACAAGATTATTGCTGACTATAATTATAGTCAAAAGTTAGATGAAGGTTACAGTAGGAAGAAACCAAAAGGTATGACAGCACCTACTGAACAGTGGATTGAAGAAGAACTCAATCGCAAAAACAAAGGATTATGATATGGCTAGCAACATTCGTGTAGTATTAGAGATAGACAATAAAAAATATCTTGCTGACTTAAAAACAGCAGAAGCAGGGACAAAAACATTTACTGCTAGTGCTGAAAGAAACATTGGTGGATTAACTGGTGCGTTTGGTAAAGTTGGTGGTGGTATTGACTTACTCAACAAGC